CCTTAGAACCAAAGTGGTCACGAAAGAGGGCGGCATTACCCAGGTTATGCTGGAGGATAAGATCCAGCCAGCTTCTAAGCGCGTCGACTATTGGAACTTCTACCCGGACCCAGCCTGTGGGGACAATATCCACAACGGCAATTATGTCTGGGAGCGGGAAGAGATTTCGGGCAGAGCGCTGCGAGACTTGATTGAAGACCCGATGTATATCCCTGAGGCCATCGTCGAAGTGCTGGACGAGGGTCCGGGCAAAAAGAAAATCACAGACCGGACATACTCCAGCTTTCAGGCTGACAAAGACACCTTCGAGATGTGGTACTACTACGGCTTCGTCACCGCCGAAGACCTGGAGGCGGCAGGGTGTGATTGCGGCGACATGGATGCCGCTTCCACCGTGCCAGCAATCGTGGTGATGGTTAACGATCGCGTGATCCGAGCAATGCTGTCACCTCAAGAGACCGGAGAATTCCCGTTTGACGTGTTTGTCTGGCAGCGTCGTGTTGACAGCTGGACAGGCATTGGCGTCGCCCGTCAGATTCGCACACCGCAGCGCATGCTGAACAGCGCCACTCGCAACATGATGGATAACGCTGGTTTGAGTTCTGGTCCGCAGATCGTGATGCGCAGAGGCTTGATCGAACCGGCCGATGGCGTATGGGCTTTGACCCCGCGCAAAATCTGGTGGGCCACCGAAGAAGCAGAGGGTCGCACAGTCCAAGACGCTGTTACCAGCATCAATATCACCTCACAGCAAGCTGAGCTGATGGGGATTATCCAGTTCGCTCTCAAGATGGCCGAAGACGTCACAGGCCTACCCATGCTGCTACAAGGCCAGCAGGGTAAAGCGCCTGACACCGTTGGGGGCATGCAGATCATGATGGGCAACGCTTCGTCTGTGCTGCGCCGTTTAGCCCGTAACGCTGATTCTATGCTGATCAAGCCGCACATTCGCCGCTACTACGATTGGCTGTTGGCGGACCCTGAAGTGCCTGAAGACGAGAAGGGCGACGCAAGCGTATTTGCCAAGGGCGCCAGTTCCTTGGTCGAGCGAGAGCTTAACAACCAGATGCTCGCCCAAGCGCTGCAGCTGTCACTCAATCCAGCGTTTGGCCTGAGCCCAGAGCGCTCACTGAAAGAGTACCTCACAGCCCAGCGAGTCAACGTAGCCAAGATCGAACTCACGGATCAGGAGAAACAGGCTCAGCAGCAGGCCGCGCAGAACGGTCCACAAGACCCTCGCGTCATCGCTGCACAGGCGGCTATCCAGACAGCACAGATTCGTGCACAGGCCGATGTGCAGAAGGCCGAAGCGGGGCAGGCCATATCTCAGCAGGAACTTCAGTTCCGCCAGGCAGACGCTTCGCAGGAGCGCGAGTTCCGCATGCAGGAGCTGCAACTGCAGCGAGAGATCGAAATGCTGCGTATGGCCAACGACCAGAAAGTCTCTCTGGAATCCATCAAAGCCAAGCTGGCAGATACCGCCATGAAAGAGCGCAACAAGCGCGAGATGTTCAACACTGAGATCGCTACCAAGCAGAGTCAAGGGTCAGGCATTTAACAGATGGGCGAGCGTACGATGAGCACACTGAACAAGCTTTCACAGCCTGAGAAGGAATCGGAGCTGTGGAAAAAACTGGAAAAGATTTTAACCGAAAGGCTGGAGAAGCACCGGCGTTTGAACGACACGGATCAGCCTGAAAGCAAGACGGCCTTATTGCGGGGCCGGATTGCGGAAGTAAAGTTTCTGCTTGCTCTGGCAAAAGAGCCAGACCCGGCAATACCCTCGGATGCTGACGACTAGTCACCCTCTGACAACTTAGGAGCACAACGCAATGGCGATTGAAGACGAAGTATTGAACGAGCAACAACAGCAACAAGCTGAAGACGACGAAAGCGCAGGTTTTAACGCTAGCTTTGGGGTCGAGCCACCCGCCGAAGAGGCTGCTGACGAAGATCAAGACTTAGCTAACGCAGACACCAGTGCCGCGATTGACGACGTCGAAGCCGCACCGGCTGATGAAGAGGACCAAGACCCAGCAGATGACGCTGGCGAGGACCCTGAAGAGGTCGATGAAGAGGCAGAGCGCGAGCGCTTGGCCACGTTGCTAGATGGTTTGCCTACCCTGCAAGAGCGCAGTCAGATGACAGAGCAGCAGATCAGGCAGCTTAACGGGAAGATCGGCGAGATCAACCGCATCGTTAAGGGTTTGCAGGACCGACCTGCGGCGACCGTCACCAAGGAGTCGTTCAAACGGACTCTGGCTGAGTTTCCGGAAATCGCCGAGACCTTAGCTGAAGATTTGGCAGGGCTGTCAATTGGCGGCCAGTCAGTGGACGTAGACCCTATCGTGCAAGAGCGCGTACAGGCTGCGACCCAAAAAATAGAGCGGTCCATGGAGTTGAAACTCCTGGGCATGGTTCACAAGGATTGGAAACAAGTGACTGCTTCTGATGGCTTTAAAAAGTGGGTTACCACTTTGCCAGAGGATCAGCAGACCGAATTGGCCAACTCTTGGGATTCGAGCTACATCGCAGACAAACTGACAGAGTACAAAGAGTTCAGCAAGGCGCAGCAGCAACAAGCAACAAAACGGAATCAGCGGTTAGCTGGCGCCCTTCTGCCCAAAACACGCACCGTGCCTACGCGCACACTGGCAACAGAAGAAGACGGATTTAACGCTGCTTTCCGATAGATATTAACCCTTTATTGGAAAGAGGAACATTATGGCTATTCAGAATTTATCGACACAAAGCGCACGTATTGGGAAGTTGAAAGGCGACATCCTGAAAGGTGCAATCCCTGTAGAAGTGCTGGGCATTACCGGCATGAACAAGCCTATGCCGAAGAACGGCTCTCCAGTGATGATCTTCCGTCGCTGGTTGCCACCAGGCGGCGTGGATAACCGCTGGATCACTACCGGCACTATGCAGACTTACGCGTCTAACCGTCAGACTGTAGAAGGCCAAACACCGACTGCAGCGACTATGACTGCGGTTGACATCACTGTGACCCTGAAGCAGTACGCTGTGCTGTATGCGATCACTGATCAGACTGTCGACCTGTACGAAGACGACGTGGCCACTGCGATGAAAACTCAGACCGGCCAGACCATGGGCTTGATCCGTGAAATGGTTCGCTACGGTGAGCTGCGCGGCGCGACAAACGTGTTCTACGCAGGCGGATCCAGCCGTGCGACAGTGAATCAATCCTTGAGCCTGAACCTGTTGCGTAAGGTCACTCGCGGTCTGTTGAATAACCACGCCCAGCGTATCACTAAAGTGCTGTCCAGTTCCGGTAACTACGGCACACAGGCCGTTGAGGCTGGCTTCCTGGTGTTCTGTTCTACAGACATGGAAGCTGCGATCCGTGACTTGCCAGGCTTTAAAAACGTAGTCGACTACGGTAACAAGCAGCCTATCAACGAGAACGAGATCGGCGCAGTTGAGCGCTACCGCTTCATCTTGTCTCCTGAACTGGTTGGCTACGCTAACGCCGGTGCGGCTGTTGGTGCGACAGGCCTGTTCTCGACAGGCGGTACCAACATCGACGTGTACCCGATCATCGTTTGTGGTGAGGATGCCTGGGGTCAAGTAGCTCTGCGCGGAGCCAGCGCGATGGATGTGACCTGGATTCAACCAGGCACCAAGGATAAGTCAGACCCTCTGGGCCAACGCGGCTACATCGGCGCGAAAGCCTACCACGCTGCAGTGATCTTGAACCAAGGCTTCATGGCTCTGGTTGAAGCAGGCGCACCTGACTTGGCTTAATCAATCGAGGGGCTTCGGCCCCTCACTGAACTAGGAGATTAATATGCCAGCAGTACGCCAATCACTGAAGACCGTCCAGACCGCAATCCCAGACAAGCGCGAGAGCCTCGCATTGCGCCAACAGCTGGAGAACATCCAGCAAGACTTGGCAAATTTGCGAGCAGCTTTCGTCGCGCTGACCGCTAAGCTTGACGCGGATGCCGGGGTCACAGACACGAACTACGGGTCTACGACCAATCCTGCAGCGCTGTTCACTCAGCCTTAACCAATTTACGAATAGGAGCACACCATGGCACGTAATACAGCCTTAACTGAAACACAAGATAACACCCAGGGCACTAAAGCTACCGCTTTTGGATACATCACTTTCCCGGCTACGGCAATCGTGGCCACAGACTACATCGAAGAGGTTTTAGGCTTCGTGCCTAACCGCGTAGTTTTCACAAACGTCACCGACCGCATCACCATTGAATGGCAAAAAGGTATGGCCGATAACACCTGCGTGAAGACAGCAGCTAACGGCACTCGTACTTTGGAAACCGCCAATGGCGGCATCACACCTACCGCCACAGGCTTCCGGGTTACACAGAACGCCACCTTGGCCGCGATTGCCGCCAGCAAAGATTGTATGTGGGTTGCCTACGCTTAACAGAGTTGTTGGGGGAGAGGCGGGGGGCTTTCGGGTTCCCCGCTTTTT